TCCTGTTTCTTCTACAATATTACCAGTTAAATATTTTAATAATTTTTCTTTAAAATCTTCTGTCATATTTCACCTACTTTGTTAATGGACTATTTAATGTACTATTAAGAACATTATCTCCTGTTGGTGTAACTTCTGTAATAGTTAAATTATCCCATATTATAGTTGCAGTATTTTCTATATCATAATTACGAGTTATATATTCACCTGTACTAATATTTCCTGATACTTTATTTCTTTGATTATCGAACCAATTGACAGCTCTTTCACTATTAAAGCTAGATGTTAATTCATATGTATACCATACTTCTGATATTGTACTAATAATATTAGTTTTTTTAGATTTTACCATATAATCAGCTTCTAAATCTGTTATTGGCGAGTTGAAATGTACCATTTGCCCTACTGAATATAGTGGTACTTGCGTTATTAGTGTTAGTATCACTTCTGGAGTACCCTTATACTTTAAATAAGTCTGTCCTATTTTTTCTAATTCATCACTAGATAAAATATCATTTCTTTGTTCGTACCTAGCTACAACACCTTTTCTACCTACTTGATTGTTTATTCTTGATATTTCATCAGTATTAAATATAACCTCTCTACCTTTTACTAATGGCAAATATTTTAAAACTATTTGTGTACTTGCATTATAAGTTATATCTGAAGTTATTGTATTTTCTCCTGGTGTGTAATAAAAATCTGCTTCTATTCCTGCTTCTTTATCTACATTTGTTGCAAATGTTTTTTGAACTCCATTTACTAATATATTCTTTATTATTCCTATATTAGCAGAAGTTATAAAGCTCTTATTATAGCCATCTGCTATTAATGTTTCATCATAATCTACCCCTGCAAATACTTCATCTGATAACATTACTTGCTTATTACGATAATCTCTAGTTTCATATCTAAAAGTTAAATCATTAACTTTATTTTGGCACCACCATTCATTAGTATAGTCAATGTCTATTCCACTAGGCATTAATGTAGGATCATAAAAATCTATTGCTATGGTGTTTTCATCTATCATGCGAGTAGTCCATCTAGAACCACTTATATCAGCTAAATACTGAAAAACATCATAAGCTGATTTTTCTTGTGTAGAATATGCACCTATTATGTCATCAGCACCTATTATATTTATATTGCCCAATACAAAACCATATTGTGATATTTCATTTACAACCATTTGTATAGCTTCTGTTATTGTTTTATTTGAAATAACAAAATCTAAATATTCCCCTGTTGATAGAAAGTCTTTAAAATCTAATATTTCTAAACTACAATATTTAGGGTCTCTAGGATTTAAACTTATATTGCCTGTATTTTTAACCATACCTGCAAATATTAAAACATCATCTTTATATATTAAGCATTTAGAATAATCTTCAGGATAGTAAAATCTACTTGTATAATCGTGGTCTTGTTCCCAACTTTTAGGGTAGCAATTATTTAGTATGGTTGAAGAAGTAGAAAGCATTTCTTCATTTATCGTTATATTTTTATCACATACTACTTCTTCACCTGCTATTGTTATTTTAATCATTAAAAACCAGCTCCATAATTGTAGTCATTTTTAGCACCACCTGCAAATGTTTTTATATTATTAACCATTTGTCCTAGTGGATCTTGTTGTATGTCTACATTATTAACTACATTAACATTAGGGCTATAATGTAGGCTACTAGAATTAGCAAGTTGTGGTGATACTTGGAATGTTTCAGCTATTTGTCCCTGAACTTCTTTCTGCATTTTATCTAATTGTTCCGTATAACCTAATACCGAAAATTTACCTACCATAGCAAACTCTGTTGATGGAGAATGAATACCTAAAGCGTCTTTCATACCTTTTAATATTCCTTTTGCAAAACTTTTAACTTTATTTATTACCCAATCTTTAGCATTTTTAATACCATTCCAAATACCTTTTACAATATTTTTTCCTATTTCTGCCATTTTATCTGGTAAACTCTTAAACCAATCAACTACACTTGATATAAAATCTTTAACTTTAGTCTTAATGTTTTCTTTAGTTGTTGAATACCATGAGGTAATTTTAGAAGAAATTTCTAAAAACTTTTCATATATTTTTCCAGGTAATTCAGACAACCAAGTCACTATATTAGTAACCAACTCAGATACTTTATCAGGAATTGATATTATCCATTGAATTACACCATTAACAAAGTTAGGAATATCTTGTGTATAAAATTTTACAATTTTTCCAATTATAAATCCTATAACATATCCAATATAGTAAGGAATATTTTTTATAAAATTAATTACTGAATTGACTATATTAGAAACTGTTTCAGGTATACTTGTAACAAAACTAATTATGTCAGTTATTCTTGCTTTTAACCAATCTACAACAACTCCAAATACTGCTTTAATACCATTCCATAATCCTATCCAAAAATTTCTAAATCCTTCACATTTATTCCATAAATATACAAATACTGCTATTAAAGCCACTATACCAGCAATAATTAATGTTACTGGACCTCCTGCTGCTGCAATTGCTGCTTTTAATACTGTCATTGCTGCACTTATTCCTTTTATAATAGAAATTATTTTAGAAATAGCACTAAATGTCGTTATGAAAGCTGTTAATGGTACTATTATAGCACCTATAATTGCTTTGTTTTTATCTACCCATTTAAATATTTTAGATAATGTTATTACAGCTTTAGTTATATATGGTGATAGACTAACTAATACTTCTTTTATTTTACTACCTATATCAGAAAATACTTTTGCTAAATCACCCATATTTGCTTCTTTTAACCCTTTGTTGATTGCTTCAATTGTTTCTGCTACTCCAGCAGCTACTCTTGATTTCATATTAGTAATTGCTGTTCTTATACCGCCAGTTGAATTTCTCGCTTGTTCTTCAAAACTTTGAAATCCTGGTAATCCTTCTTTATTTAACCTATCTATAGTTGACATAAATTCTTCCATAGATACTGAGCCATTTCTTAATTCTTCACCTAAAGAATCGGCATCAGGATAACCCATAGCAGTTGCTACTTGTTTTAATTGGGCTGGCATTGCGGTCATTAAACTACGCCATTCCATCATATCTGGCTTACCTTTAGCATAAGCTTGTGATAATTGTTCTATTGCAGTTGCTTGTGTTTGGCTAGAAGCACCACCAGCAAGTATTGCATTATTCATTGCTAGAAACAAATCAGTAGATTTTTTTATATCACCATTTTTAGAAGTTAATCTTTGAACTGCTGAAGCACCATCTTGTAAAGTAGTTGGTAATCCTATTAATTTATCTGACAATTTATCTATAGATTTTTGGCTTTCTTCTGCAGAAATACCTAAATTAGACATAACTTTTGGAAAGTTTTGTAATGTGTCATATCTATCTATAGCCGAATCTATACTATTTGTTACCATACCCCAAGCAGCACTAAATGCTTTTGTTACACCTGTTGCTACTAATACACCTTTAGCTATTGAGCTTATACTAGCATTTACTGATTTTGTTTTACTATCAAAGTCTTTTGTATCAGCAGTAAATTTAGTTAATACTGTTGCACCATTCATATTTCCATCTCCTTTCTATTAAAAAAAGTGAGGTTTTTTCCTTTCCCCACCTTTAAAGGTTAATGTTATTCTACAACAGTGCCTTTACCAATGATATTGATTGTTATTGAAAACTCTCCTTCATCTTCTGCTGCACCACCTAAATCACTTAAACTAAATGAGCATGGTACTTGATATGTTGTATATTCTAAAACTGAATTGTTTATTCCAGTTAATAAATCAAATTGCATTACTTGATTATTAAATTGTGCTATTTCACCTTCTGCTATTAGTGTATGAATATCTCCTAATAGTGAAATAATAGCTGCATTATTCATATCTATTTTTACTGATCCTTCAATTGACATTGCTACACCTGTTTTAATAGCTCTTTGAATTGCATCACAATAAACATAAAAAGTCTTTTCTTCAAAATCTGTATTGAATGACAATTCAGAAGCAGTACACATTGGAGTATATACAGGAGCTGCAGTTGTACCAGTATTAACAGATAGGTTTTTTATGAAATCTCTATTATTAATAAAATAGTTCATTATTTCTCCTTCCTATGCCACACGATTTACTACACATTGTAGGGTTGTTGTATAACCTGCTCTACGAATATCTAAATATTGTATAGCTCTTGGATTAGCCATTTGCTTGAATATTAATTGCCATTTCTGACCTTTATAATTTACCAAGATATGTTTACCTATTAAATTACCTATTTCATTAGCAGTTTCGTATGGTTCTTGTATAGAATTACCGTAGACATTAATAGTAAAATAATTAAATAATGGATTATCATTATTATAAAATACTACTTTATTGCCTGAAGTTTCTTGGCATACAATTACTTTTGTATCATTGTCATTTGTTGAAAATTCTGCTTTTACTTTATAACCATCTATTATGCTATCTAAATAACTAATTAATACTAGATTTTTATTTTTAATATCTTGCTCTGTCATTTTACACTCCTTAAAGCATTTGTAACTGATTGATTGACTATTACTTCTTTATCATTCTTAAACTCAGTCATAAACCATTGTGCATATGTGTTAGGATTAGTCCAATTTGTACTTTGTGGATAATCCCATACTGTTGGTGCATAGTCTACTCCAGTTGCTCCTAATTCATATGTTTTGTTGTTTCCTACTACACCATAAGCCATTGATGATCTATTTAACTCTCCTGTTAGATAAGGGAAATGTCCTTTTGAATTAGTCATATCTAAAGTCATTCTTGCTATATTATATACAGTTAAATCAGTAAATCTATCTAGTTCTTTAATAGGTATATCTCTAGGTATTTCTATACTAATTTTCATTTAACTGCTATTGTAAAATTGGCAATTTTATTCCAAATCCAGTTATCTTTAACTTTTAATATTGAATAAGTACGATTATTGAAGATAAGTTGGTCGCCCTCACGAACATCCTCTGTATTCTTTAAAATGTAATAACCTGTTGCTTCTGGCACTGTATACATACCAAATCTAACTTCTTGGTCTACATTGTAAGGGCATACTACAACCTCTTCTTCTTCTTTGTCTTGGTCATCATAATAAGAACTTTCATTACGATTATTCTTTATTAAGATGGCATCCATACCATTTACATTATACATATTAATTCCATGTTAGGTTAATACTCATATTTTGATTTAGAGCATTACCTCTATAAAGATAACCTGCATTGGCTAACATTCTTAAAGCTAGAGTTGAATAGTCACTAGATAATTCATTTCTCATTTCTCCAGCTTCTACTCTACCTTTATAATCAATAAGTGGTATATCGTATTCATACATAAATCTTAATTGTTCCATAGAGGCATTTTTAATAGCTTCTGGTACATTATCAGTAGTCCACTTCTGTCTGTACCTAGTCCCTATTTGTGAATATATCATTTCACTTACTGCCTCTATTTTCCAATTATCTTTTTGTGGCAAATTTATATTATATTTTTCTATAAATTCTTCTTCTGTAAAGAAAGTCATTTCTAGACCTCCTTTCTATTATTGAGCTGTTAATTTAAGAATTGCATTTGGTTCTACTACTTTAGCTCCGAACATAATATTTCCTTCCATTACATAGTAACCTGGGAAACCTGGATAATTTCC